TTAGTATTATAGGAGTAGTAGATTTCTTCATAAGTGGCAAACAAACACTTAAATGAGTAATTAAGGTTTGGGTGACTCTTCACCATCTTCACCATCATTAGGAGAATTTCATCATACACATCCCTAGTACTACAACAACGTAGAAGGCCACCAAGTCTCTGTAACTCAAAGTCAGGAGAAAATTGGTGGACTTTCTTTTTCCGATTATAGAGAACTGCTCTCACTTTACTTGCATCATGATGAATAAAAGGATAGAACCTTAGACTACAAAAATCTAATTCTTTAACAGAAACAGGTCTACCAGCCCATTCAATTTGAGCATACTTACTAGACAAATCAAGATCTGGATGATCAGAACTCATTACGAGATCGTCACCACAAATGATAGTCGTATTTTCTTCAGTATACTTATCAATATCATGTTTATAATTTTCAAGTATCATGTAATAACGCCATACAATATTAATGATAATAGTTAGAAAATCTCCTGAACCTAGTCCACGAGATACCAAATATAAATCACCATTAACATTCATTAATTTATGAATTGAATTAAATCTGACACACTCAAATAATTGTTCTTCTTGCTCATTTAAATCATATTTCAACTTTATAGAGTCATAGAACATATTGAGAAATTCACTAGTTACAGAAGCATCCTGCGCACTAGTGTCAGTACAGTATAAGTATGGTCGTTTCAGCAGTTCATCTAAATAGACACGGGCAGCTCCTTGCTGTATCGAATCTCCAACTGCTGAAACACTCCTATCTTTACAAAAACTATGTTTTAACCATTGGCGCAGAAAATCCCCAAGGACCATCTGTGCTAGGAAGGTGTGTTCAGGAGGAAAAGCTGTAAACAATCGAGGGGTTTTAGTAGATACTCGTACCTCATCTTTTTGTGAAGCAGACACAACTACATGATGCGTTCTATCAAGACTAGCATACACGTAATCCATAAGATACTCAAACATCTTAGGGTCGTTTCGATGATTAACTTTCTCTTGCTGTGCACCAAACCCGATTGA